AAATTTTGTTCGGGTGTAATCGTCCGCTAAATCCAGCACCGTATGGATTCCATTTAAACCCTTTGTCTTTAGCAGCAGTTGCTATGCGGATATTGCTTTCGGCCGGACCAGTGCGACAAACCAAATAATTCCACCAGTTTTCTTCCGTTGCGGAAAACAAATCTATTGGAATTCCGGAATCACAATGCACCATTAACTTATTTTTCAAACCATAGGTTGTTAATCCGTTTACATTCAACCGTCGCCGGAATATTCCGGATGTTTCAAGAGACAATATTTTATAATCTGCCTTATTTTCAGTAGTAAACCCAAAAAGCAAATTAGGGTCGCTGGCAGTTTGCTGTTTGCCGATGTAAAGAATTTCCACATCACCAACAACGGTTTTGCGTCGGCGCAACGAGCCTGCGATTGTGATTCTATCGCAAAACGGGGACAATGCGGAAACTAAATCCATTGCCACCGCATAAGCTTCTGCATAAGTGTATTTTATTTTTTGGTTCATGCGATTGGCACTTTCCCAATGAGTTCAACCTCTACTACGTACTCACCCTTGGCCTGCCCGTATCGCCAGCACAGCTCCGGCGACTCTCTGTCATTCACCAACCCCAGCGCATCTGCAACGCCGTCGCGCACCGACTTAAGCGCCCCGGCCAAATTGTCTTCGTCGAATTCCTTTCTCCCGCTGCGCGTGATCCAGATCGTCCACGGTTTCGGTGGTAGTATTTTCCCAAAGATCGCGTTGGCGACGAATAAGCACGCTTTCTGACGGTGTTCTCTCGCCATTCGCGACCGCGCAATTGGGTGTTGGCGTTGGTTCAACGTCGAATTCACGCGCAACGGGATTTTAATTTTCATCAAAACGGCTCCTCAGCATGATCTGCACTGTTGAGATACGCCCATTTCTTTTCGGCTTCCTCGATTGCCGCCGCGTTCGAGGACGGAACGGAGCGGCGATTAATCCAACTAACTGACCATTCATCACGCTCCGGATCGCGGGTCATCGTGAACCGCAAATCCAACTTGTCCCAACCGGCGTTTTTCGCGGCCAATCCTTTCAACGATTTCCCATCCCAACCCAACGCATTCATCAGCGCGTCGCGCTGGTGGACGTTGCACGCGCCGTCTTTTTTGATCAGCGAAATGAACGCGGTTTCGGTCTGCGGCCCTTTGGTCGTTTCCATTTCGCATTCTGCGGTAAAGTACACCGCGCCATCCTTGACGTACACGCCCCACGTTTTGATTTTCCCGTTGAGGAATGCTTGGTTCTCTCTGTCTGCCATGTTTTAGCCCGTCCTTTCTTGAAAAATGTTATTCCCCCGCGACCAATCGCGGAGCTCCTAGTTTGGTGAAAATTAACGGCTTGATCACTTCAACAACTTTTTTTGCCTTGCCCCACTTTTTTTCAAGCTGCGCGGGTGAAGCCAGCTCGGTTGTGTAGATGCTCTCCTCTGGTTTCTCCAACAACACGGCGACTTCCGCCAACCGCTTTTCGTCAACGTCCGGCCCCCAGATGCGAGACGGTCGGCCGTCAACCAACTTGAAGCCCGGCACGGTCCCGCCGGCTAATGCAATTTGGTACGCCTTTTGTTCGAGGCACTTCATCCACGGGTCCAGTTTTTTTGCCAGCAGGAGCAACCGCCCAATTTCTGACGGCGGTAATTGTCCCGGTTCCTGTGAGATCGGCAGCATGTTGGCGATTTCCAATAGTGCCGGACAATGAGAGGCCGCACGACAGTAGCGGCAACCGTCGGTCGTCGGCAAAAATGGCGCGAACGGGCTTTTGCAATGCGCGACAATTTCATTTATTCGCTTTGCAATCTTCGGCCAATCATCAGCCGTGTATTGGTGTTGAGATACCTTGCCCTTTGCGGCCATGATCACAGCAACATCAATGGTTTCGCATTCACATTCGATATGCACGCCAAGCGCGTACGCACCCAACTGCAAGTTTTCGTCGGCCGGTTCTGGGTCGTTAAAACCGAATTTCCAATCCACCACTACGGCATGCTGGAACGGCTCAACAACAACAAGATCGGCCGTTCCGAAAATTTCATCAGTGATTTGCAGGTATTTTTCGGGGAGAAAATTAGCCGTTGGGTTTTGTGATTTCAGCAAATCAATAAACCCAAAACACGCATTGACTGACTCTGCACTTTCGCCGGCAGCATCGAGCAACGGTTGCCGTTCTTTGCCACAGATGTAAGCGGCAACCAAATCATGCAACTTGCTTCCTTCTCCGGCTTGTTCAGATTCGATTTCCGGCAAATCTTTTTCAGCGCGATACGACGCCGGACACAACGCACGCCGCTGAAGCGCCGATGGACCAAATGGGGAATGAGGCATTGTGATCTCCTTTCTATTCGGCTTCGGCTTGAACGGCCGCAAGGATTTCCGCGTATTCGCCGGTCGGCACGTCGGCGAATTTTCGGCCCTTAAGGAATTTTTCACGCGGCACCAAAACGTTGTTTTCGTTTTTGGCCTTCATCCATTTGGTGATTGCATCCGACACCATCTTTTTCGTTACAGATTCCGGCGGCGACGCTGGTACGGCCTCAGCCGGGGGGACCGGGTCGTTAGCCGGCGCAGTCGTCGCCGCCGGAGGTGTTGGAGTAGGAGGCGGCTGTTTTTCAAACGGTGCTTCGGCTTGGGGAATTCCGCGCGTCCAGCCGCTTGACGGCTTTTCGTTTTGAGGCTCGAAATCTTCGGCCTCTTCCGGCGCGTAAAATCCATTTACGGCTTTGGCGCACACGGCCCGCACGCCCTCGGCCGTCGCTCGCGCGCGGAGCATCTGGCGTGAAAATTTGGCGTAAACTGATTTCACGTACTGCTTTTTCGTCTTGGGGTCTTCGGCCATTGCCACGCCGGAAGATTTCAATTCTTCCATTGAGATTTTCACCTTGAACGGCTTTTGCGAATTCGGACCGTAAAAGTCCGCCTCGCAAATTTCCGAAGTCGTTTGTTTCCACTCCACGCGCCCGCCGGCCTTTTCCAATTCGGCAAGCATAGCCTCCGCCCGCATCGTCAGCTTGCCGCCGAAGACGTGGTACGTGCGCATGTACTGGAAGGCGTCAACCCCGTTTGCCAGCGCGGAAATTGCGATAATCTTTCCCTGATCCGGAAGAGAAACGCCAAACATTCCACTACGTGCAATCCAATCGCCGATTTTTTCGGCAACTTGGACTTGTTCCATTGTCAACTGTTGCATGATTTGTCCCCTTTTCCCGTGCGCTCTTCGGAGTGAAAAGCGCGGCTTGTGATGTGATGGTCCGTCTCGTCGGGTCACGTCTGGTCCCGTCAGGTCGCAACTCACTGGCAAGCATGAAGGAAGTCAACGGAGATCGTCAGCTTCGGCGCTTCCCCGCGTTTTTTCGTTTCCTCCAACAGCCGCTCTTCGTACTTCCGAGACGAAAACAAAACCTTCGCCCGCAACTTGGCTTCAAGCATCAACGCATCCATCCGCTTGACTTGTGAAAGCGTCTGGTGATCAACCACTTCCAACTTTTTGATTAGCTTTCGCTCTTTACGCGTGATGGAGTCTTCGTGTCCCTTGACCACTTCTACCCAACCGTCAGTGGTCACCCGCTTGACGCCCACGCCGTGCACGCAGTCGAAAAACATGTGGTCATTGCGCCACAGGTAGTTCCGTGCGGCATCGAGATTGCTTCGCGCCTCGTTCTGCACGTCGCGGCCGATTTTTTTGGTCAACTCTGAATACTCCAAAATGTCGCCTTCGGCCATTTCGCGCATTCGCTCGATGAGCACTTTGGTATCAGGCGACTGTTCAAATCGGCCTTTTACAATGTTTCCGTTTTGGTCAACAATGACCAAGCGTTTTTTTTCAACCATTTTAAAATCCTCTTTTCTATGCGCAAAAAATTAGCGCGGCTTGTGATGGTACGTCCTGGCTCGTCATGTCCCGTCGCGTCGGGTCCTGTCGGGTCGCGATTATTTCCACGTGACGCGCTTGACGCTGAACCGCCCCCAATACCCATTGTTGCGCGGGCGGAAAAAGCCCAATCCGATGAACTTTCCGGCCTGTTCCAGATGTTTTTCAAAAACATCATTCGTAATTGTTTCGTCAAGAATGTGGATGATCGCATTTGCCGCCCAATGCTGAATTGTCGGAAAGCATTTCCATACCCGTTTCCCACTCCCGCGAACTCCATCTGCCGGAACAAAAAGCCACGTGCCGGGCACGTCAGCGGCCTTGATTTCCAAAGAAATTGGTTCCATGCACATAATTCCAGCTTCAAAGTGTTTTGTGTACGTACTTTTTCCCCGGCCCGGAATTTGGATTCCGAGATATTTCGCGGCTTCGGCGAGACAATTTTTGATGGCCGTCGGTGGGATAAAAACCAACCCCTTTTCGTCCACGTGGAGCCGTTCTTTCCAGCACCGGGTTTCATGGTCCTTAGCCGTTTCTTTTTGGCCTCGCTCCGTTTGCAGCGGCGCACTCTGCCCATATGGCGCTTCGCTTTTCAACTCACAAATGGCTGTTCTCATTTTCGATTCCCCTTCCACTTTCCCGTGCGCTTTTCGGAATGAAAAGCGCGGCTTGTGATGGTACGTCCTGGCAGGTCATGTCCCGTCGTGTCGGGTCTTGTCGGGTCGAGTCGCAATCACCCATGCACCCGATACGTCTTGAAATTCGCCCGACTGGTTTCGATGTACTCATTACACCGCCCGCATAGCCGGTTGCATTTGCTTTGCGGTCGAAACCTATGCCCGCAACGCAAACAATGCTTAAACGGGTACTGTTTTTTTTGGAGTGAACATCAACAGAAACTCGTTCAGCGTTATTCCGTAGCGCACTCCTCGGTACTTGTACGCACTCTCGTGATTGGCGCAAAGCTGGTATCGGCGATTCCCGCACTTGTCACCGCAGACAAGGCATTTCACGACAAAAGCGCCGCTGCAAAAAGAACGACCGCCGCCAGTATCATGCAAACACCAATCACTGCAGCGTTGACGACAAGCTCCCCAGATTCGCGGCCCTGTCCGCCACTAATGGCCGGCCAATGAGCAGAAGAGTCATACGGCGATTTGTTTGGCATTTTTCGGTTCTCCGTACATGTATGCGCGTACGTCGTCGGGATGGTAAAAACCCGTCGGCATCCGCTTCAGTTTTCCGGCCCCAACCAAATTGCAAACCGACTGGCCTGCTATGCCCAAAATCAGCGCCACTTCGTCGCGCGTCAGCGGTGCGGCCGTTGGCCCGGTTCGCTCGAACTTCAGCAACGCAACCCGCGCATCCGCTGGCGTCTCGCATCTCTTCTTTCGTATGGTTGGAATCATTTCGCGTTTTCCGGCTTGAATTCGTCACGCAAGTTTTCGAACGCTTCAAACAGATCAGCAGTTTGCGCCGGTGTGAATCCGTATGAATGGCGGCAATGCTCGATTTCTGCGCGAAGTTTTTCGGCAAGTTTGAAGATCGCAGCAACGCATTTTCGCTGTTCTTCTGCGTTTAATTCGTCCTGTGATTTTTCCTTGTTTGCGGCTTTTTTCTTTTTGGCTTTGATTTTCTGTGCTTCGGCGTGGATCGTAGTTTTGCCTTCGCGCAAGGCTTGTTTGACTTCTTCCGTCGCTTCTTTTTGGATTGCATTTATTTTACCCATTGTTCCGTCAGACACTTTTGATAATTCGGCAACCTTTTCGCGAACATTGATTTTCTTAATCGACGGGTTTGGCAATATTGCCAAACCCGTGATTTTTTCTTTTTGTTCGTTTGTTTTTTTCGCCGCTTCAATTAAATTTTGCTTGGCAAGCTCACGCAAAACGGGAACAAGGGCAGTTGCTAACTCCGCTCTCTGATAGGCATTTAGATTCCTTCGTCCGAATTGCCTCATCACAATCCAGTAGATTGCCTCATTCTCATTTTGTAGATCATCCAGCACAACGGTTTGGTAAGGAATCCCGCGCCGTTCGCATATTTCAAATCGGTTGTGCCCGTCAAGGATGACGTTTCCTTGGTTCCATAGCACAATTGGGTCTGTGCAACCGTAGGCTACCAAGCACTTTTCAAGCTGATCGCGCTCTTCTTCGGCAAGCGGCGGAATGAGGGCTTGGAATTTTGGATTGATTTTGATCGTCGGCATGGTTTACCCCAAATGAATGAATTTCACAATCCCAATTGACTGCGAAAATGACAAATAGATTTCAACGGCTGGCTGTGGCTGAACGTGAGCGCCCCAACTTGCGCCTACCAGTCTGACGAATTCGCTTTCCGCGATTCTGTACGCTTTCAGAATCGCGTTTCTTTTCCACGGGGCGGGTAAATGTCCCGCCTCGATGTGACTGATCCACGCTTGGCGGCAACGCGCGGCAGTCGCAATGTCCGCCTGACGCAGCCCCAATACTTCCAAGCGATACTCCGCCAGGAAGCGGCACTCTTCGGATGTTGTCGGTTTCGTCTGCATTTGTTGTCCCCCCACGGTTCAACAACTGCAACACGGACGCCGGCCACCCCTGCCCCATGGCAAGGGTCGTTGCGTCCTCAAAAGAAATTCCTAACTTGCGCGCGGTTTTTGAAATCAGCCTGTCACCCGGCTTGATGCCGTTTTCTACATTAGACAACGCTTGCGCCGACCACCCCAAAAAGGCTGAAAAATCGTGGTTCCGGTTAATGCGCCCTTCAAGACTCAAGCGCAACTTTCTGAGCAAGTGCATTTATTTTTCCTTTCCTATCGCGCACCCGAACGAACGACAAACGAAATAAATACAGTAAAATGATTTACTGATAACGTAATATTATACTGATTTCTTTCGATTGCAAGGATAATTTTAAAAAATATTGAATATTTTTATTTTTTGTATAATCTTTTTACCATGAAAGACTTAAGGCGCGAAGTCGCCGAACGATTGGAAAAGATTTTTTTAAAATCTCACGGCAGCAGGTCGGAGATTGCGAAAATTATTTGCAGTACGCCGCAGAATTTAAGCGGGTTTTTCGCAGGCAAACAAAATCTTAGCGTGAATCAGATTTATGAAATTGCAAAAACGAAGCAAGTGCGCGCCGGATGGCTGGCCTTTGGCGAAGAGCCGAAAGAAAATCTTTCGCCGGATGAAATTGCCTTTGTTCGCCAGTGGGAAACGCTGGACGCGCAGCAACGGAAAACGATTTTGGAAATGGTGAAAGCGTTTCAGCCGAAAGCCGCCCAAACAGAAGAAAAGTTCCCGCCGATGCGGGAAGTCGTCAAACACTTTGCCTCAATTGACCGCCGGGATGAAATTGCCGTGTACGAACGCTCAAAGAACGTCAAAGCCAAAGTTCCGCACTGGTACGGATTGGCCGCCGGAAGCGGGCGGGAAATGGAAAAAGTTGACGAGCTCTACGGTTTCAAGCGCCTGGAACGCTACGCCAATTTGTGCACGGCAATCATTATCGGCGAATCCATGCGCGAAACCTTATTGCCGAACGATGAAGTTATTTTGCAGTCGTTTTCCACTGGAACGGAGTTGATGCCGATTGGCAAGCATGATCCGAAACACGACTTAGCCCATTTGCGCAATACAATTACACACGATTCGATTTGCGTTTTGGCAATAGATGATCCTGAATTGGCAACCCTGAAGCGGGTGTGTTACAGCGGCAAAGGCGATACATGGCATTTGCAGATTGCCGCCGACAATTTGAATTCCGATTGGGGTCCGCCACACGTCATCGGTCGGCATCAGCACGTTTGGTTTTACGCGAAGCTGGTAGGCTTGGTTAAAAAGGCAAATTGATGACAATCGGGAAATGGGTTTCACTTGGTTGCGGATCGTATCGGCGAGTTCGCACGGGCGTTTACGAAGTCAACTATCGGCCGCAAGGGTCCACCGGCAAGCAAGTGCGGCGGCTCGTGCCGGCCACCGAAGAGGAAATCAAAGAACTGATCCGGTCGGCGGCGCGAAACAAAGCTCGGCAAAACTCCGGCCTCGCGCCTTCGGTCACGTGGCTTTATGCAAAAATGCTGTTCAAGGACCGGCTGACCGCCAAAGGCAACGTGGAAAAGTACGTTGCCGAAATCATCAAAACCATTGACGAATTGAAGGAGAAAACAGGCGCAAGCAGCCCTGCGGACGTGGACGCCGTGATAATCGAAAACTGGCTTAACGAAAAAGCAAAAGCCGCGCAAGCTGCCCAGCGGCCGGGGTGGGCGCGAACCTGCAACAAGAGCCGCACGATTGCCGGAACATTCTTTCGATTCCTTATGCGCCGCCGCATGATCCAGCATAACCCCGTAGATGCCGTGGAACCTTTCCGGCAAACCCGTCGCCCCCCCCGCGCCTTAACACCCGACGAATACGCACGGGTCTGGGCTGCCTGCGAAGCGCCGGTCAGGGATTTATTGGACTTTTTACTGATAACCGGGTGCCGATTCGGCGAAGCCGCCGCGATGAAATTCGGCGACGTAGACGAAAAAGGAATATGGACTTGCCAGAAGCGCAAAGGACGCGACTATCTCAGACAGGAATTGCCGAAAGTGTTGCTCGATGCAATCGCACGGCAGCCCAAAGAAAAAGACGGACTCATCTGGCGCAAACATAGAACCACCGCCGAAACGCGGTGCAAAGACGGAGCGGAAATAGACGTGTTTTGGCTGAAACGTGTTTTGGCGGTGCGGTGCAAAAGGGCAAACGTGAAGCGGTTTTCCGCACACGCGCTGCGCCATGCCGCCGCAACATGGGCCAGCGCCGCAGGCGCAAGTCCATGGGCGATCAAGGCACACTTAGGACACGCGCAGCTTTCCACAACCGAGCGGTACTCAGATTTAAGTCAAAGTGGGAGTAAATTAGGAGTAGAAGTGATTGACAAAATAAGACTTAATGCAATACAAAGCATTGCGCAATAATAACTTGCGCCGCCTTAGCTCAGTGGTAGAGCAGCGGTTTTGTAATAATATAAATGCAGAATTTTCCGCTATGGTTTTTTTGGTTCATAGGGGAATGGTTTGAAATAGGTTGAAATGATTTGTTTAATTTTGGGTTTATTGGGAGTAGGTTGGGAGGCGGTTTTTTAGTTAGAATCCGGATTTCTGGGCGGTTTCGGGGGCATGAAGGGCGATTCCGAGTTTGGGTAAATATTGGCTTGCGGCAACGCCGCCGCAAAACCCGGCGAGGATTGCGACGACAACCAACCAGCGGTGCCGGAGGCGTTGCTTGCTCAAGATTGCGCCCGGTGATAATAAGCGGCCATCCGCCGCTTCGACATGGATGTGCAAATGCTGTTCGTTTGCCGCAAGACTGACCCACGGAGATTTGACTCCGGTTTTGGGATTCGCCGAAAACTCAAACGTGGTCCCGTCGGTTGCTTGGCACACAATGCGGTTTTCACGATTGATCAAAACATCGGTTTTCATGGTGGTTCCCCTTTCTGAATTTTAAGATACCACAAACCAGACTGTGAGGATATTTTTTTTTATAAAAATGAGGGGTCTTCAAATTTAGAGCGCACGCTAAATCCGTAATCATCACTAGACATGCTTGACACCGTATCATAATCGCTCCATGTGTCGCCTTCGTCGTCTGACATTTCGATAAGGCGTGTTTTCGCATCGAAATTTTTAAATCGGTATAATTTGTTTTTTATTTTCAAAAGCGGCCCGCCTCCAAGTTCTGAAAAATTTTGTCCGCCATTGGTCGTGTACCATACTTTTTGCGCCCCATAAAATCCTGTGATAATTACCCGGCCTGAATCCATAACGTGGACTTGTCGTGACGTTAAATTGGTCGCCCAAAAATTCGGCAGATCGTGATTGTAGCTGCTCCAAGTCGCGCCGTCATCATCGGAATAAAAAGTTTTTTTTCCATCTCCAGAATACGGAGCTCCAACCAAAACAATGCGACCGCCGGCTGTAACCCATGCCCAACCCGGCGTTGTGTCCCAATTGTATCCGGAATAATTATAAACTAAAACTTCAGTCCAATTTGCACCATCATCGTCCGAATACTCACAGAAAAAATTTGTACCAATTGGAGACGTGATGCCGTGATAATTTCTTGAGAACGTAACAAGTCTACCAGAAGCCAATTTTAAAAGAATAGGCAGTGCACGAAATGAATTTTCAGCAACACTACTTCTTAAATTAACGCTTGACCATGAATCACCATCATTATCCGAATAATAAAATTTTGGCATAACGCCTGCGCCTGCATGAAGCGTCATTCCAAGCCGCCCGTCAATATCAATTATTCGTGACCAGAGTTCCCCTGAGTAATCTATGACAACATTTTTTGTCCTGGTTAATACGGCATCATTTAAACGCTCATTGCAATGGCCCCACATTTCACGCCATGCGCCTCCGACAAATGATTTCATAAACCGATTTTCAAAATTAGTGTTGTTATTCACGGTGTCTTTTGCCCAATTGCCTTTTCGGTTACTGCGGTGCATTTCTACTGAAGAACCAACACGCCACGCCAAGAGGTCGTAACCTGCGCCGGCATCGCGAGCGCCAAGCGGCGACCGGATGAACGCGCCCATCGGCGAGCGGCCGAAAGATTGGAATGCAACGGTCATTCGTCGGCCTTTGCCCAGGCGCGGGCGTCAAGATTTAAGTCCATCCACATTGGCGCACTTTCAACGCCGGTTCCGCCCGTCGGCGAAAACGCCGCATAAATTATATCTCCGGCAACGTAGTTTGGGACAATGACTTGGTCTTCTTCTTCGTAATCTTCGTCTGTCGCCGTTCGTTCGACTTCAGATGTGTACACGTAGGAAATTGCATCTCTTGTTTTTTCGTCAAACGGTGTGCGTTGCAGCATGTAAGGTTTGGCAACGTTGTAATATTTTGGATCTGAAGATGTGTCCCCGGGCTCCATGCAAACAATTAAATCATCGTCAACGGACACGACTTCAAAGCGTTTAATTTTGCCGACACCTTTGGCAAAAATCTGTTGGCATGACGGGACTTCGACCAAGCGGTTTTGCTTGTCTATTTGTTCATTGAGCAAGGACGCAACAAGTTTATCACCTTTTGCCCAACGTTTGGTTGGATGCAATTTTTCGCCTGTTGTCACGGTTAACTTTCTCCCGCTAAATGCAGGTCGGCAAAGTCGGCCATAGCGTAAGGACTTTTTACGGTCATGCCGTTACCTTCGGTCACGCGACCATCCACTTGCCCGGTATCTGGATCGGTGTATGCAACAACAACATCCCAACCGGGGTAATCGTTTGAATTCAATGTGAATTCGGGCCGGTAAAGGAATTGATACGAGACGTCAAAGTCACCCATTGCATCTTCACGCCATTCGATGCGATTGCAAAGAATACAACCAACCGGATACCCGCGCCATTCGGCTGAGTTGACTTTACCAATAAATTCTTTGGCAATATCTTCCGGCGAACCGGCTTCTTTACGGTTGAAATTTAACACCAAGACAGGATCGAATTTTTTCAACTTTACGCCTTGAGTAAAGGCAACACCGCTTGGGTACGGAATTGTCAAAGTGACTGCTAAAAGATTTCCCGCATAATCAAGGTTTGTTTCAACTTCCTGCAACGTGGTTTCGCCGCTTACTTTTGGCGTTGAAGACACGGATGACCATTCGTAATCAATTCTGATTTTGGCTTTGTTGTGGCTGATCGGAATCGCGCTTACCTTCGTGACCCAAAAATTTGAAATGCTTGGATGCTCATCATAAATTTTCGGCACGCCTTCGGCATCGAGGGCTTCCTGTGCAATTGTCGTTTCGTCGGTTTCGCCATCCAGCGCCGTAACGTACCCGGTCCGGACAAGCGACCGGCCCTCGGCGGTTTCGACCAGCTCCCCTTCTTCGAGACGGTCCAGCATTACAATTGGGGCTTCGCTCATGGTTTAATCCTCAACGTAGGCTACGCGGTTATTGCGTAAGATTTCCGCAATATCATCCAACTTGCGGTGTGTTGTTGTGTCCCCGGTTTCGTCTGCGCCACTGTTCAGAAACAATTTTGAGTAGCCGATGTTCCGCACGTCAATTTCTTGCCCCAAAGGGACACCCACGCGGGCGGACAGTTCCGGTATTTTGTCGAGATTTATTCCTATGCCGGGAACGCTTGAATTTTTAAGACGCTCCAATTCTTCCGCTTTTTCTTCAGCTCTCAATTTTGCATTTCGCTCTTGAAATTCTTTCAAGCCCATGCCGCTTTGTTTTTTTGTAAGTAATTTGTCCAGAACTATGGCCGCTCCCGTAAGTAGCGCCGCTCCGGCAACTATTGGCCCTCCTAATGCAAGCGCTCCCATGCCGACTTTACCTATTGCAGCACCAGAGGAAACGGCTGCGGCCGTATTCGCAGCGGCTAATTTTGCCTTTGCCGCCGCAAGCCCAAGCGTCGCGGTTGTCAAGATTCCATACGCAGAAGCCAGCGACATCGCCGCCGTACCGATTGCCAACAAACCAGTACCTATTTTCAAAATTGTTACTACAGCTTCTTTGTTTGCTGAAACCCAATCCGTTAGCTTGATAACATGCGTTTGTAATGCTTCGGCAAATTTTATAATTGTCGGGCCAAGTGCTTCTCCAACGGCGAACGTCAATTTCTTTACAGTCAACCAAAGTTCGGTCATCGAATCATTGAATTTTGCCGCCGCCGCCGCTTGGTTTGTTGAAATTTCTAAGCCAAGCGATTTGGCCTTGTCAAGCAGCGCTTGAATTCCCGACGCGCCTTCTTTGAGGAATGGCAAGAGTTGTGTGCCAGATCGGCCAAAAAGTTCCATCGCCGCAGCCGCCTGTTCCGTCGGATCATCCATCGCCACGATTTCATCCGCGAATGCTTTAAGATTCGCTTCGGCATCCCCTTTGCCCATGTCATACTGCATTCTCTTGAAGGATTTTTCGAAATCTTCCATGCTCGCACCGGAAAGCCCCACGGCATAAGTCAACTTCGACAACGTTTCAACTGATACGCCGGTACGCTTGGACATTTTGTCGAGGTTGTCACCCATGCTTGAAAATATTTTTGTTGCAGCCAAAAGCGGGGCAGTGATCGTTCCGCCAATTTGCATCATGGACGCGCCGAACGCCTTGAGTTTTCTGGACGCGTTGTTAAGCCCCTTGACGAATTCAGAATTGTTTACGCCAAGTTCCACGTATGCACGCCCTGCGCGAATTCCGTCAGCGGACATATCACACCCCTTTCTTTACAGAATTTTGCCAAATGTCTTTCAATGCCTTCCGCGTTTTTGACCGTTCAAACGCCGGTTGCATGAACGGTCTGGCCGCATAAATCGCGGGCTTTCCCCGGCGGATTGTCGCGCCGCCGTATTCGAGAATTGGCAAAACATCGCTGTATTTTTTTCCCAATTTTACCGGCCCAATAATTACCGACTGTTTTCCAATGTCGGCGTAATAAAAAATATTTTTCTTGATCAAATCCGTGTGGCTGTGCGGCGCATGACCGGGCTTGGAATATCCGCCTTTGTGGACCAAAGAGTTTTGCGCGGCCTTGCGCACGTAGCCGCCGAACTTGTTTAGGTTTTTGATCACCGCCTTATCCATTGCCGACATCACCGCCGCCCGGTCAAAAAATAAATCCTTGACCTTGATTAGGTCACTTCCGCCACCGCTTCCAGGATTCAATGCCTTGGCAAAGCTCATCAGCCGCCCTTTCGATTACGATGCGCGGTACTGCGCTTTAATCCGCACCACGTCCTTTGCGAATGCTTCGGCATTTGGAAGCGTTTCGTGGGCGCTTTCCAAAGCGGCGTAAATGGCATCCTTGACCTGTTGATCAGTCAAGCCTTTTAAGCCGTTTTCTTTGTATGCGGCCTTCACCGCGTCAATGGCGTCATCAATGCCCTGAACGGTCTTGACCAGCCCCGCTTGCACCCGGCGCCGCCGCCACGCCGCAAACAGGGCAAAACCGGCACCCAACAAGCCTGAGATCGTGCCGCCAACCGGACCAAGTAAATTTAGGGCGCTCATCGCCGCGTTGCCCACAGCCCCAAGAACACCCGTTGCCGCGTCTGCGTCAGCCGCCGCCGCACGGTAATTTTGGATTGCCAAATCTACGGCTTGGCTTTGGCCGGCGACCGTCGCCGCCGCCGCTTGGGAAGATAAGGCTTTGGCTTCCAATTCTGATTTTCCAGCCGACAACGCCAAAGTTTCCGCTTGCGTCGCCGCTTCCACCGCCGCGACAAACGGGATCGGCGGCATCCGTTTATCCGCTTCCGGAACCGGCAGCGATTCGGCAACCGCCCGCGTTTCCACTTTCAGAATTTCAATGCCCGGTCGCGTGGGCGCTTCAAGAGGCGTTGCTTTTGCCAACTCCTCCGTGCTGTCGGCGATGTGGTACGCGGTTCGCGCATACGCATCACGCTCGGACTTGAAAACACGTCCACAGCCAAACGGAAACGAAAAAAGAGTAATTCCGAACGCCAACACGAACGAATTGATCAAGGCCCTTTTCATGGGTTATCCTCCGCAAAATTTACTGGCCGCGTAAACCACCATCACCATTGACAGGAGCAACAGCAGCCACATCTTTGTTTCTTCGTCCGGGTCCGGTTCCATTCTTTGGTTTTCCCCGCAAGAAACATTTCAAAGCTTTCACGCTCACCCGGTCTTTTGCCGCGAATTTCGGCTTGTGCGCCGTTTGCGCGAACGGGTTGAAATCGCTCGGTACGAACGGCGTAGATTTCTTTTTTTGATCGCGATTGGCGTTGGCAAACATCGCCATAAACGCCGATTCCCGCGTCCATGCTTCTTTTACTCGCCCTTCCGCCATCCACACCAATTCGCGCAAGGAAAAATCATCCGGCGTTACACCAATGATTCCGGCGTTTTCGTAGATGATTCGCCAAACGTCGGCAGCGGTCTGCTGAATTCCCGCTCGATTGTGGTCTTGATGTGCGCTTCCATCTCCGGACTGTCCAGCCGCTCCTGTGCTTTTTGGAGGATCGCCGTCTCGAACGATTTTAGTTTTTTCAACTGCGCGTCCAGAATCGTCCGCTTCGGCGAAGGGAAAAAATTTATGATGCCCTCCAACAGCGCATTTGCCGCGTCCGCAATCGCGTCGCCGGCTAACGACGAACCGAAATCTTCATCGGTAACGCTTCCCGCATCCGCTTGCGGTTTGACCACGGCAAACAACACGTCGCACAGGAGAATCGGATCGGAAGACAGACGCACCAACAAATCTTTCCCTTCGACCACGGACATGAGGTCAACGCTCGTCAGCGAGCGCACCCGCTTGACTGTCGAAACGTTGACCATCACGTCCCATTTGCGGCCCTTGTTATCCGCGAACACCGTCGGCATTGGTTGGCCCTCGTTCTTTTTTTTCAGCCTGTTACGACGCAACAATGTGCCACGACGGCGCGTTGTCCGCATACGTCGGCTTGATCGTCACGGCAACTTTGATCGCCTCTTCCAACGGCTCTTGGCGCTCGAACTGGATCACGCTGAACGTCGCGCGTAAACCCTCGCTCCCGCCGGCAGACACGGAACCATCGAGGCACAACACCTCGATGGACGTATCATTCAGCCACGCATCGAGGAAGGCTTGAAAATCCGTGTCGGCCGTGTCCCAGAGCATTTCAAAGCTCACCACGCCTTCTTTCAGCGCGCCGACAATGGCCCGCCAGCCGCCGTTTTTCCGTGTGGTAACGTCCGCTTCGGACTTCGACAGCCCAAGCGTAACATCCTTGACGTTTTCCACTTCGACCCACGTCGGGGAGGCGTAGTTTCCCGTGTTGCGGTACAGTTTCGCATCCAATCCCAGAACAATCATGGTTTCGTTCCTTTCCTATGAGGCGCGTTTCAAGCGCGTTTGTTTTTCTTCGGGCAGCAACTCGATTTGCGGCCCGGCTAATTTTTCACTTCCGCAATTGGTTTTTCAGCCGTCAATGATTCAATGCTCGCCAATTTATCGGTCAGTTCAGTTGGGATTGGCGTTATCTCTTTCCCTGTCTTGACCATTTCGTTTCTGATTTCAACTAACACTTTGGCAATGACGGCGATGTTTTCTTTGCTGATTTGGTCTTGCAGTTGTTGCAGTTGCTGCTCCTTCGTCGGCGTCTTATCAATGGGGATGATTTCGCCGGTGGCTTGGTCTATCGTTTCGCCTATTTGCGGGCCGCGAGGCAATTCGCCGATATAATCAAAGCCGTTACTCTTGGCGTAATCACGCGCCAATTGTTCGGTCGCAGTGCAAAGCGTACTGAATCTGTTATCCTTTTTCAGCATGGCAAACATTACAAGCCCTCCCCAATCCAACCAAATATCGTGTAGTACAGATCACAATCCGTGTGCTCAACCCACAAATCCACTTGCCCGTCAACGCCAAAAATAACCGTGCCGGAACTGGTTATATACGCGTTTGCATTTGCAACCTGATTTATAACGGACAGACGATAAGCGTTTGAGCCAGATGGCCCGGCTCGAAAAGATTGGTAGGCAGTAGATGCGCAAACACCGGAACAGTCGGAAAAAGAGCCATTCGCCCACGCCGGACGAGTGGCGTTAATGTCAAACTTATTGGCCATTGCCGCGTTTGTCGTATTGGTCGCATACCACGTAGATGCGGTTGGCGCGTCTGTAAAGCCCGCAAACCCATAAGAAGCACCGTAGGAATTTTTGAATAGCGTCACCGGCACCCTCGGCACATATGGCAACGCGGTTAAAGCCGTCGCAGTAGCGATGACCATGCCGTTGTCAATGTAATACAGCGTCGCCGTTGACTCGAACGAAATGCCAATGTACACATACGTCGCATCACTCGGAATTGCCGCTGAAACAAACAGCCGCTCCCAATCCGTGTTGTTGCCGTGATAACTGGAATAAGTTATCGTTCCGCCTGTCCCGTCACTCGTAACAAACAATCTCGCGGCGCTTGCCGTAGCGGTTCCAAGCTTCACGTCAAAAGCCACGTTCAAATAAGTCCCCAAACTTGCAGCGACGAACTGTTGAAGGTACTCCGCCGCCGTCCAGTATTGCACCAGTTGCGGCTTGCCCGTGACGTCTGAGGTTGTAATTTTAACCGACTTTTGTGATTGCCCGGTTATAGTCGTTCCGCCGTCTTCTATTTTAATTGAGTCGGCAGAGTTTAGCGTTTTCAACTTCCATCCCGGATATTGGCTGTTCTTGGTCGTCGCGCTTCCGGTCAGCGTGTGGATTGCCGCCGTATGCGTCCCCGGCAACACGGTCTCGAAAGACGGATTGAGCAGTAGGTTTGTTCGGTCGGCGGATACGAGCGCCCTATTCTGCGCCGCCGTCAACCCACCCGGTAACATCAATTGCGTAGCCATTATGAAATCTCCACTGTCCAGCCGCTACCAAAGTTCTCAGCCACAAACTCCGTGGCACTCAATCGTTTTACATGTATCAAGTCACCAATCGTTGCAGAAGAAACGTATCCAGCCGCTTTGCTCACTGTCCCACCCACACGGATTGTGGTTGAAGCAGGAGCAGTGATTTTCAATGTGTAGGCAGCAGTCACTCTGAACCAAAATTCATAATCCACTGTCGTGCTATCCAAAGTATGATTCACTTCAGCACTCGCACCCGTATTATTGAATTCTTTCATGTTATCAGCATCTACTACAGAGTGGGTGGCACTGGTTACAGATTCAGAAGTTTTACTCCCGCCCGTAGCTCCTGTCGGGCCAACGGCACCAGCCTGAGAAGTGACGCTGAATACGCCATCTTTAATCGTTCCTGATGCCGCTCCAATATCCAATTCCGTTCCACTGTTTTGATACACAATCACTTCCAAGTAATCAGAAGAAGTCAACGCCAACGTGCCTGTTTCGATGTGAAGCGTTGATACATAAGTTCCATCAGGATTCTTATCATAAATAATTTCACTCACTCTTGTCGTGCCGTTTTTCCGAATGTAGGCATAACGAATACCACCAGCATTGACTTCAAATTGAACGTTGGCGGAAGCCGTGTATTTATTTGTCGCCGGAACTGTAATGCGTGACGGGTTGGTTGAATTGTCGTGCATCGTTCCCGAGTCGTGGTCTTCACTATTCCATGTCGCTGCCGTCTCAGTATTGTTGGCAATTTCCTGAACGGCGTTATTGAATACCGTACATGAATCCAATCCCGCAGCCGTATGAACGTGGTCAATCCGTGCTGCCGTCATTCCGCTACCTGCAGAAGCAACGGCACCTATCGGTTGTGGAGTAGTGGCATCAAACAAAGCCTTATCACTTCGTGCCGTTTCCCCATTATCTATGGCCAATACACTTCTCAATCCTGCCGCAGGAGCAACCGCCTTTGGTTCCAGCCCGTGTAGAGTTGTCGAAGCATCCAGCGTTGTCACATCAGTGGGCGCGGCAAGTTCATCGAGTTTTATCGCATCAGCCCCTCCGCTCTTATGGCGTGTTGCATGAGTCAACGCCGCATAAAGGGTATCAAAATACGTTTTCAACGTGGACTTGATTACACTCCAAAGAACTTTTTTTGGATAATACTTTGTGGGCGTTCCGTAGGGGTCTTCGCTGTCTGCAATGATTATCGCATCAGCGTCAACTGGAGGATTCTTGGCCGTTGAAGCGGTTATTTGTACGGCGATTTTTTCCTTAGTGGTCACATCTGCGCTTTGTTCGATTCCGTCCAACTTGGTTGCCTGGGTCGCCGTCATATAGCCGTTGACTAAATTCGTCGCCGCCTGTATTGCAATCACAGGCGCTCCCGTCGCAATCACCGTCGGGGAATTTGAAAGCGTGATTGGGGCGGTTGCGGTAAGGGTTTGCTTATTCGCAATTGTCTGCGCCCCGTCCGCGACACTCGTCACGTCGCCGGAGTGGTTCGGGTGAGCGTACTTATTGGCTTCCGCTGCAATCCCGTCCAACTTCGTCTTGTCCGCCCCGGTCATCAAGCCCGCATTCCCGCCTGCCACCGCACTGGCTACGGTGTCGCCGCCTGTTACGTGGGTCGCGGCATGGGCAGTCGGCGTCCGCGCATCGGCCAACCGCGAATCATTTGACGCGACAATTCCACCGTGCGCATCGGTTGACTTTCCCTCGTGCGTGGACAACGCAGACGCCACAACCCCTGCATAATATTGCGCCGCACCAGCCGCATCATACAAAGAGTTCAACGCGGTTTTAATGGCGCTCCACAAGACCTTTTTTAAACCATAGCTTGCAGCACTGTCGGCAATTCCAAATTCGTCATTGTCGGCCGGTGTAGTTTTTCCGTCGGCCGCGTGGATCGCTCCTGCAACGTCACCCGTTCCGCCGGTCGCTTCCGCCCAAGCTCCGTCTTTGCGGCCGTAGGTTTTCCCGTCGCTCGGCGCGTCGTTTTTCGCCGCCATTGTTCCCGCGTCGGACACTTGAGAAAGCGGGTGCGTATGACTGGTCGGCGTTCGCGCATTGGTCATCCTGCTGTCGGCGTCAGTTACAAATTTATTTCCACTGCCCGGCGTGCCGCTTGTGCCGGCCAATGCCGCCTTTTCGCCGGCCGTCGGGTGTGATACAGCCGCAACGTGTCCGGCCACGGCCGCCGTCGCCGCGCCAGCCGTTTCAAAATCGGCTGGTTTTTTCCCAGAATCTTTTATCGCTTTTCCACTGACACCAGAAAAAGAAGCGAAGTTGTCCCCAACGGCTGAAGCGGGTCCAACAACATCGCCGCCGTCGATTTGCGACTTCAGTAATCCGCCGGGAATAGCCTTGTTTTCCCCGTCTTGCACAATCGGAACCAAGTCATCAATTTTAAACTCACTGGCTTCCGGCAGTTGAGAAATTTTCCTAGAGGCCATTTACTCGCCCTCCACGGGAGCACCGTTTTCAAGCAGTAAATAATTATCGGCGGTCGTGCTGTCCGTTTTTTCTTGGTACGCAATCGCCGAAATTTCGACAACTTCCGTAAATTGGCGCATTTCTTTTAAATGTTCCGGCAGCGCCGACAACGGAACGTGTGACGCAAGCACCTTCACCGTTTCCAGTCCAACCAGCTCGATGTTGTGTAGATATTGCGCAATTTCAAACGCCAACGTTTCGAGGCTGTCCGCAGAATCGTCCTCTTCCGTTTCGTTTCCCGGCAAGCGTTTTTGGATGCCAACGTCAACGCGATAATCAAACTTTACGTGTTTGCGCGTAATCGGTGTTTTTTCTGAACTGCGCGGCACCACGGTTACGTGGATCGTATTCATTTCCTTGACCGTCGCCGAAGGCATTCGTTTTCGCGTCGCGGAAAAATCAACAGAGAATATCCCTTCAGGAGCCGCGTTAAGCGAATCTGTAATTTTATCGGCGATTACAGTCAGCGTAATCATTATTTTTTATCCTCAAACGCGTCTTCGGCCCCTTGCAAATGGTAGCACCTGTCAATGGCTTTTGTGTTAGAGCGCAGCGCATCGAGCATTGTTTCCTGTATCCACTTGGCTTGCTTTTCCATGCTGGTGCTCATCCGTTTTTCACGCTGCCAATCGCGCCACATGACCAGCGCCACAACCAAGCCAGCCAGCCCCCATTGCATGAATAATTCCGGAGTAAGTTCGCTTGGGACAACCACGCCAACGGCGACCAGCGAACCCAAAAACAAAGTGGCGGTAAATTTTTCAATCACGATGGAATCTCCGTTTCAATCTCTTGCGAATGAATGCGCATGGCTTTCCGGTATGAGTCGCACCAGCGATAATGCGATTCGCCAACCGGCGACGTAACTTCAAACACCAAATAAGAAGCCCCGTCGTTTTGTTCCAGCAAGATTTTGTCACCGCGTTCCGGCATGAATTCTTCACAGCCAAACAGCAGATCGGCCGGGTCAACAATCCAATCGCGCGTTTCGATTTCCTCAAAAAAGCCCGTGCCCGTATCCACCCGAAAACGGGACCGGCCCCGCACCGCAACCAACGCCAACGAATCGCCATTCTTGCGCCGGTAAATAACATCCGTGCGCCGATTGGCTTTATTCGTCGTGCGCAAATAATCCAAAGCATCGTTCAGGACGTCGCTCATACGTGGGCAACCTCCTGTATTTCCACGCCCGCCGCTTGCAACAACGGCAAAAGATATTCCGGCTGTGCCAGTTCTTCCGGATTCCACTGACGCGCGGCAAGCCAGTGCAGATAATTTTCAACGTCCGCTTGCTCCGGCATCCACCCCTTGAGCATCTCGCGCAAATCTGTTGCCAAGGTTGCCACCGTTGTTTTTTTGACCGCGCCCGCATGGATGCCCAAAAACGGCCCAAAGGCCAAGCACGGAATACCGGCGGCAAGCGCTTCATTCAGCGCGTTGGAATTTATCGCAATACAAAACCGCGCGTTTTTCAACGCCTCGGCCAGGCCGCACCCGTGCCGCGTTCGCGCATATTGCATCTGTTCCTGTTCGGCATTCATTAGCGGCAGAATGTTGCGCCGTAAATCAACATGGCTGCATTGCGGATGGGGTCGGAAATATGTCGTGACACCTTCCGGCATTGCGTTGCGAATTTCCCGCTGCAACGGCATTGGCCCCTGAATCTCGCTATCAAAAAGCTGTGTATCACTGGCAACCTGCCCAAGCACCAAAACATATCCTTGTTTGTTTATCCGCATTGGTGCAACTCCATCCGGATAAAAGTTTTCAAACCTTTGGCGTCCGCATTCTGGGGCAGGCATTCGCAATAATTCGCGCCATGACGCCCAATGCAAAAAGCCTTCGTGGTCGGCTTGAACGTACCGGTCACGCTGAAAAAAAACATGCTCCGTGATCAACGTTGGAATGCGCATCCGTTTGGCTTGCGTCAGTAATTCCGGCCGTCTTTTCCCGTTCCAGAATACGACGACATCAGGCACCGCACTGCACCGGTCCAGCAACTCTTCTTTGCCGGACGGTTCGGCGACCTCAACGCGGAAGCCGCACGCATTTAAGCCGCGCACCAAGCCATTCATACGGTGTTCGCGATTGCGCAAGAGGCTTTCGTTTAAAACAAGCATTGCCAGCCGGTCGCCGGAACCATAAACCTTATTACAGACCTGTTTGGGCAAGTCTGGTTTTCCGGCCGCCCAGAGGTGCATGGCAAACGGCAACTGACCGCCGGTTTCCGGTTCAAGTTCGCGCATGATTTCCGCACGTTGGCCGATAAATTTCACGGCATTTAATTGGCCGGCGGGAAACCACCACGGCCAGCCGGAAAGCTGCACTTTTTCCGGATGCGCACTGGCCAACTTTACCATGGATTGCGGCCCGAATGCCGTCCGCTCTTCAGGCTTTTGCTCGGCAAAAATTTTATCCAAACAAGGCCACGCCGGACAATCTGTCGAACCGGCAAGGATGCCATTGGCAATATACAGATTTAAATTTTTTTGATAGTGCTGACGTGCTAAAAATAAACGACTGCCATCAATCCCCCACGCTTCAACCGCCGCATCGAGCGGGCGCAACGGCCAAAAGTCCGTGTCAAAATACCAACCGCCAAACCGCCGCAACGCCGACACCCGCAACAAATCAGAGCGGGAGTCGAGTCGCTGAACTTTCGCATACGTTTCTTTGTACTGGTCAAGGAGGACGTCTTCACCGTGAATTTTGATTTCGTAATCAGGATTCAACCGGCGAAATTCGGCAATGTTTTTTTCCGCCCATGCGGGAAGCGGCGAACCAATCCAGACAAAGTGAATAATTTTTGGAATCACAGACACGCCCTCCGCAATTCCATGTAGCTGAGCACCTTGATATTTTTTTCTTTCAGCGATTCAGCCAACCGCGCTGAGGTCAAAATCGAAAACGCCGCCGCCCTGCGCGCCAGAATCGAGCCGTCACCTGTTCCGATTCCAAGCACTTCCGTGGAGTGGTCGGAAACATGCTCGGCGTAAACCGTGTCCGGTTCCATTTTTAAAACGTCGGGCAAACCACAGACAACTTTGGGCCCATTCACTTCGGACGCCAAGCCGTATTTGCGGCCCAACTCCGCCAATAAACTGCGCGGGACCGCAAACATGTGTGAAGACAAATGCGTCACGTTCGGAATGAGCCTTTTCGCCATTTCAATTTGTGCGCACAATTCTTGGTGCATTTCCAGTCTGTCGGCCCGCTGTACTTCTTTGGCCGTTTTGTGAAAATAACCATTCTCATCAACGCATGAAAACTGCGTGAGCGGTCGCCACTTCAGGCCGTCCCATTCGGACGTTAAAGTCAGATGAACTCCAACATCAATTGCCGGGTATTTGCGAATGCACCGCGCGGCGTCGAGAAACCACGGCCCGGGCACCATCACTTCAAGCGACCGCGCCACGCCGTCACGATAGGCGTCAATTGATGCCTCGTTTACGGATCGGGCAATCCCGACATCATCAACACGGATAGCGATATTCACTTTACCAATCCCTCGGATGCCACAAGTGAACAAGCTGCTCCATTTCGGCACGGTCAATTTTTGCCTGATTTGCAACGCAATGCGTAAATGTCGTGTCGTCAGTCCCCGGCCCAGACGGACATTTCATCCAATCGAATTCCGGCCAGCCGCCGACTTTCCAAAAAAGTTTTTTGGACAACACACAATTTCCCGTGCCAATACCAAGTGAAGTTTTGTTCCAATCTTCCATGTGCTGCCAGCGATATTTCGGGAATAGTGCGCGTCCGTTTAGGGCGCTTCGCAAGCCAACATGAAACAGTTCAAGCGGCACCAACATATCCGGCTGGATGATCGCCAACACATCGGCAGATGCTTCACGCGCCGCCGCGTTGACACACCGGCCCCGACTGAATTCGCCGGCCAACTGGAGCAACTTGCACGGGATCGGCAAGCACGCGTCTGCCAACCAATCTTTTGGCGGAAGATCGGTGCTTTCGTGATCGGCACAAATTATTTCCATGTCAATTCCGGCGTTGGCGCATTTGACCAAGGACTTAACGCAGCGCGGAAACAGATCGTAATTCCGGCCGTCAAGCGTGAAGCGGGAACGGTTGCGCGTCGCAATCAACACGGAAACAGTTGGCATTAGGCGGTCGCTCCTTTTTGAATCCACGCATGACTTGAAGCCAGCGGCCCATTGAAGCGCAATCCATTTTTTGCAGACCATTCGTCAATGGCGGCGGCCGCTAAAATTTTTGACGACGGCAACCAATCGTGCGCGACCAAGATTCCACCATCCGCCAAGCGCGGCCATATCCAATCAAGCGCGGCCATCGTCGGCGCGTATTGGTCAACGTCCAAATGAACAAACGCGAACGGGTTTAAATGGATTTGGAAAAATACATTTGGCACAAATCCTTTGAAAACAATTGCATTTGGTTCCGCCGCAACCCGGTCGGACGCTTCGACACCGCCGTTCAGGCAGCCTTTTTGATATTGCAAAATTCCATGCTCGTCGCGGTCCCGCTCGGTCGGCTGATCCATGCCCTCGAACGAATCTATGGCCACGCATTTTCGCTTATGTAAAGCGGCAAATTTGGCCATCGGCACAAACGTATCCCCGCGCCAAACGCCAATCTCGGCAAAATGGCCGGGAACGCTTGCCACTTTTTCGGCCAAAAATTTGATTTGCTCGAAGGCCGCTCTCGTCACGGCAAAATCCCCTTGAAGGCGTCCAGCGATTCATCTGAAACGAGGGTTGTTTGCACCGCCAATTTAGGCATTTTGAAATCAAGCCGGTTTGCAAACTGTTTCAGTTCCGGTTCCATCTGGTAAAGTTCTACGTTTTCCGTGTCATGCACGACAAAAAACCGCGCGAACTTCCGCAACTTTTGAAACACCGGCACGCGCTCCCATGACTTCCCGTCAACAAAAACCACATCCCAAAGTTCGACAATCGGCGCAAGGTCAAGGCAGATGACAAACTCGTGTTTTTCATCTTCGAAGATTTTAAACTCGCGCGCCCAACGCGCTTCCGTTTCGACAGTCACCAACCGCCGGTTACGGCACAGCGCATGAAGCAACGGCGTCGAGTAGAACCCGGCTCCGCATTCCAACACCGGCCCTTTGGTCGCCGTAATAACAGCCGCCAAAACCGGAATGTGAGTTGCGTAAGGGTCAAGCATTCAACACCCCGAAAAAAATGAACGAAAAACAAACGGGCGATTCCCAGCCGTGAGCAAGCGGCACAAACTCGCCCACGACTGGGAATCAAGGAAGGGCTGGTTATTGTTCCATCCGAACGTCAACAGTCGTGTCGTCGTCGTCTGCGGCAGTGACGACTTTGCCGACGTACTTGTTCCCGCTGGAAGTCGTGGTCACAACTTCGGAACTTGCGTTCCAATAAACCTTGGCACCGGCCGTCAGGGCCGTCGAACTGCCAGTGGCTTTGGGGAATCGGATTACGCCTTGCACCTGCAACGCGCCCAGAGCACTTGCGGCAATGGCTCGCGGCGCAACACCAACTAAGTCGCCCTGAACAACAACGTCACCGGCGGCAACTGCGCCGCTGGGCGTGTAGTCCACCAATTCACCGGCGGATTTGAAAACAGCAACAGGAGCGGTCATGGTTTTCTCTCTTTCTTTTTCTAAGCTGCCGGGCTACTTGTCCTCAGTAGGATTTTCACCCGGCGGCTGATTTGGTTTCGGAAACTGCATTTACCAAACTAACGCCTATGCTACGGATTACGCGCCGCGACTTTTGACACCAGCACGGTATTCGGCCAAGTTCGCGCCGAAGTCGAAGTAAGCACGCCACGCGACGCCCAACGTGTTCAGGTCGGATTCCAAACCGAAGAACTCCACGATGGGGCTTTGGTTGCCGTCGAGGTACGCCAACTCCAGCGCGGCAACATCCATCGGATCGGCCAACAAATACCAAGTCGTGTCCAAGCCGCCGCTGCCCGTGTTGAGGAACGGGGAAACTTCGACTTGAAACGCACCGTTGAAAATGTTGCCGCTCGGCTCCACCACCCGTGAACTGGTTGAACCAAGGCTGGAGGCAATCATGGCCTGACTGGTCACCAACCGCTTGGCGGTCGTTTCCAGCGCCGGCGGAACCAAAAGGATTTTCGGTTCCAAACCAAGCGGGTTTCCGTCCGGATCGGTCAGTTCGCGGAACGCTTTGACCGCAGCGGTCAAGCCGTCCACGCCCAACACGCTTCCGGCGCCGCTCAGGTAATTCTTGTTGGCACTTGTAAAGAATGAAGAACCGGCACCGGTTGCATTCACGACGCCGAATGCAACTTTTTCGCGGGACCGGGCGGCATTTCGGCCAAGCCGAGTGGCCATATCCAGAAACGCGCCGATGCTATCGTTTTTCATGTCCTGACGAGAAATGCGAACCAACGCGCCGCGAGTGTCCACCTTCCGATTGTACGATTCCTCGGAAAGGCTTAAATGTTTCAGCTCCCCATTTGGCGCGACCTGCTCCAGATCACCGGACATTGACAACTGATACACGGTCTGTTGGTAAAAATTTTGCAGGCTGACGGCCTTGGCGATTTTCGTTGAAACCGCATTGAACGCGCCAAACGACGCGCCCAAAGCTTTATTCGCCACGTTGCCCAAGATGCCAGGCACGGCGGCGGTCGAAAACGCGGCGCGAATCCAGTCAGTGCCGAAACCCATCGGCAACTCAACACCGGCGGACGCGCAAATGAATCGAATCATGTCGCGCAATCCAAGGTTGCGCATCTTGTGCGCGTGGTCCAAGACTTCCGGCTTCGTGTTCGCTTCGATTTTCAGCCCTTGCTTCAGGCACAGCGCGGCCTCGATGACTTCCGGCGTGTGGTTGTCCTTGCCAATGATGATCGCCGGAGTGGAGGGCGTAGAGGCGCGAAGGAATTCCACTTCGGCCTTTTCCGCAGTCCATTTTTCGGCAACAGCCTTGGCGTGGATGTGCGCATACTTCGGTCCAAACTTTTCCGCCAGCGCATTGATCGCACTGATGCGACTGATTTCCGCGACGGCCTTGACACGCAGCTCGTCACCAACTTCGTCTTTCACTTCGGGTTTTTCGACAACCACCGGCTTGAAAGAAGCCGTGATCTTGTCGAACTCCGCTTGCGCCTGTTCGTTCGTCCAACTTTCCTTCTCCGCGTTCGCTAACAACAGGCCCAACAAAGCCTTGTTGCCGCCGCAGAGTTTCGCCAAAAGCTCTTTGACAGTCATGGCATTCTCCTTTTCAGCATGGGCGGCGACGGAAACACTCGTGTTTTCGTCCGCTCCCAAATCCACGAAAGAAATTTCCCGCAACTTGGACTTGAGAGCCACCACAAGCGGCCCTTCAAAAACTTTCCCGTTGACGGTTACTTTTTGATTTTCCTTGATGTATTCCGTTTTGACTGGGGCAGCACCAATGGATGCTTGCCATTCAAACCCGTTTTTGGCGGCAGTGATGACTTTCTTTGCCGCTTCGCTTTCAAAAGAAATTACGCCGTTGGCCGTGATAGAATCCTTGCCGATGATGACTTCTTCGGCATGGCCGATGGCTTCCACGTGGTCCAGGCGGATCGCAACCCGCTTGGCTTGGACCATGCCGGACAAGTCAACCACCACCGGACTTCCCCAACCAACGTTCATCGGCCCGCCGGTGTACGCGGTCATTTCGAATCGCGGCAGACTTTTTTCATCTTTGGCGTCAAGGAATTTAAAACTTCCCTGAATGAACATTTCTTTTTTCGTTTCCTGTGCGGCTAAAATCATGCGGTGTTTCATGGTTATTCCTCCTGTTCGGCCGGGGCGTCTTGATCTTCATTCACCGGCGGAACGGTTTGTTTGGGCTGTTCGGCAACTTCGATTCCCAACTCTTTTTCCAAGTCTTTTTCGGCGGCGCGTTGGGTCAATTCTTCTTCCCAATCCAACCCGCGCTTGGCATATTCGGCCTTCAGCGTTGTGGTGTTATTTTTCAAGCGCGTCTCTTGCGCACTGGCTTCTTTCGAAGGGTCAATGTGTTCCCAACCATCCCAAAACCATTGTGGATATTCGGGAATTACCAACCCAAGCGCCTCTTGTGTTTCCAAGCGCCAACGTTTGAAAATTCGATTTAAAACCGTGCGTTCCAAATGCGCCTGCTCAACACGGATGGATTTGTAATAGGTCTGATGGTCAAGCCTACCGCTGGAATAGTTGTAGCCGCCGGAATTACACGCGGCAATATTGAACGGCATGTTCAAGCACCGGGCGATTTCGTTTAGGATTTCTTTTTTAAATTCGGCGTAAGTGGTCACCGGCTGCTCGGCCTTCATCTGCGTCATCTTCCAACCCGCCGGCATGGTCGTAAGCATCCGGCGTTCGATTTCCAAGACTTCCATCGGCTCAAGCGGGTCGGCCCCGTCGGGCGGCGCATCCGATTCAATCACGCCTGCGTGGTCGGCGGCGGTTTCGGCGGCGGCAATCACGGCCAACGTGAAGCGGCGCAACTGCGCAAACAGCGGCAGCGCTGGGGTAATTTCAGGGATGCCGCGAATTTGACCGGGTCGGTCGGCACGGAACCAGTGGATCACCTGTTCGGCGGGAACTTCGTCGCCGTCGGCAATGGAAAAAGCTTCGGAAGGATTTTTTTTCAAAATGAAATATGATTTCGGCTCGCCGTACTGATCGAATCTTATGCCCGAATCATCACCAGAAAAAGCGACGCCTTTTCCTTCAGCGGCAACTGTCGGGAAGACCACGCGCTCCGCTTCTACAATCAAAATTCCGAAACTTTTTTCTTTACGTTGGAACACCAAAAACGATTCACCATCGCCCGCTTTGGTTTGGCGCATCAAATGCAATTTTTCCGCCAGCCGGTTTTCTTCGGCCCATGCGGAAAACAGGAATTCAATTTTTCTATTGTCAGTCTTGTTCGCACCCTGCAATTGCAAACGCGGACCGGTCCCTACGCAGTCATTGGCCAGCGTCAAGATGATTCCCTTGGCGTAGGTGTTGTTGGCGATTTCGTACCGTGCGCGGTTGCGGAGGGTGTAGCGCACGGCCCCAGAATTAGATTGCGCGGCAGATAGTGCGTCTGATGCTTTCCAATGATTTACGTTATCATCATTGGTTTTTGCGGCGTCATAACCGGCGCGAATTAAGCGCACCTGAGGATGATGGCGGGAATACCCAAAAAGTTTTAGCACCTTTTGCAGCATTTATTCAGCCCCACCTGCCCGCAATTTCGTGAACCGCAACCCACGATGCTTTTTGACCACCGCTGTTTTGGCGGCATCGTATTTGTCGGCGGCGATTTGATCGGGGATCGAATGCTGTTCCATTTCGCCCTCGTCTCCCTTGACGCGCTTGGGCAAGTTCGCATTCGTTTTGATCTGGTCGGTCACCGCTTCACCCTCGGTTTTGGATCCCAAAAAAAACGCGCCGTCGAGGTGTCGGCCCCGACAGGCGCGTGATTTTTGGTCTTTCAGGACTTCGCGGGGATCGGCCGCAAAGTCAGGAAACCGCTTAAAATTGTCAACGCAGAAAACTACCATACTTTTGCAAAAGATGTCAAGGGGTAAGATTTGCCTAAAATAAATAGTTCTACGGGTAGCGCTTTAAATTGTTTTCTCTACAGTAGTCTGTCGCGTCCCGCACTTCCGGCATTGCCGCCGGCGGAGGATGCGCGCGCCAAACGTTTTGCGCGTGGACAACACTTCAAAGTGCGCACAGCCGCACTTGCGACAGGCTAGGCCTCGCTGCGTCTCCGGCGCTGCAACTCCGCCAGGCTGATTCGTTTTTTCGGCGCTTCCTTGGCGGCCTGCATCTGGGACAGGCTTGCTCCCTGTAGATTCGCCGCCACTGCGCACCCCACAAGACAATCGAACCAGTGGTTGTCCGTGTTCGGTCTTTGTTTCCATTCGTCCACCACCCTCCCTCGTCCAAAAGTTTTTACGCGGAATTCAGCCGTCAGGTGTTCCGCGAACAATCGGTGTTCGTGCGGATTCCGGCCGTACAACGTTAAGCATGCCGGATCGCCCGTGCGCACCATCAACCGTGAATTGATGAAACTTTTCCAAAAATTCGTATCAAACACAACATGCCGCACCGCCCTTTTCCCTGCGGCGTTCGGGATGCGCCAATTCAGGCCCAACTTGTCGCCGGGTTGTTTTGTCCATGCGGACATTGGTTTGCCACTGGCCCCGATGTATTTTCCATGCGACGGCAACACGGGATATTTTGATGTGCGACAGATTTGGTACACGATTTCTGTCGAGTCGCCCCAGTTTGCATCCACTAATGCTTGATTTATCCGGATCACTGCGCCGTCTTGCCGAAAGAATTCAAGCGAGAATAAAATTTCAAGCGCCCTTTCCAGCCCGGTAAAAATGCAACCCTCCATCGAAGTATTTTTTAAAACATTTTGCAACGTGAACCGGGCATCTCTCGCCGAAAAATATTCCTGTCGCTGTTCGGGAAACGTCCCATAGTCAAGCACCCAACCGTCGAAACTCTCAGACCAAGCAACAATCGTCCAGTACAGTATGTTTTTCTGGACGTCAATCATGGCGGTAATCATGGACGCGTTGAGTGGGACAATGCGGCGCTCGATGCCGTTGACTTTGGCGGCAATGTCATCAGCCGAAAGCGTCTGATTATCCAGCGTGTCATCTTTTTTCATCGGCTCGTTTTGATATTCTGCTTGGAACGCGGCTTCGTTTTTTAATTTCAAGTTCATGGCATATTGAATCGCAGAAACTTCGTCTGGATTGTGTCGTTCGGCCCAAGCGACTTCCGCGCCTTCGTCCATCGCGGCTTGATTTTGTCTGTAGAATTCCGTGGACGATTTCCCATTGTCGCCAATCCGGTACGATTCCGCCTGCAACTTGGCGTATTCGTCCCACAACTTTTCATTTGTCGGGAATTTGTAAATTAACTTGGTTCTTTCGCCTTGCCACTGCGGGTTTTTCTCACGGTTCAAAACTTGATCGGCAAGGTCGCCGGGACAAACCACGGTGCAAGGCATAATCATCGCAACCCGCGACTTCGGCCCGGCAAGTCCGGCAACCGCGCCATTAATAATTTTCAACCGTTCATCCACCTGCGACAGTGATCGCGCCGATTGGTCGGTTTGTGGGTCGTCAATGATTGCCAAGGTTGGCCGTACCAAATAACCGTCGCCCCGCGCGTGGGTCGCACCGCGAATATTTCCCGTGATTCCCGCAACGCGGATAATTGCGCCGGCGCACCGGCTCCCGGGGATCGTCGGCATCACCAGTTCATCGGACTTCCAGCCAATGGCCGTCAGTGCCCCGTAATATCTCTGGCCCCCACAGCGGCGGCTTTCACCTTCCAACTTACGAATCGGATAAATGGCTTCCGGATAATCATCCAACAATAAATCATTTGTCGTTAAGTGCGATTTGATATTGGTCAACATATCGTTTGCGTACTCAGCACTTGACGCCACCAGAAAAACAAACTGGTGTTTGCCGATGAGTATCGCCCAAAGCACCGCAACTTGGCACAACGTTGTTTTGCCGCTTCCGCGCGGCATGGCAACGGCAAAAGTTTCGTTATTCAATACAGCACGCTCGATTTTTTCGATAACTTTCAAGTGATCGCTGGACCAAGCCAGCGTAAACAGGCGGGGAAAATATGTTTCGCAAAAAAATTTAAAATCAAGGTCCGCCTTTATTCTTCGTTCTAAATTTTTAGGAGGCGGACAAGGTGCAATATCCTGCACCAACCGCGTAAGCGCGATATTTCTTGCTTTTATGCGCCTTTTGTGGCGTTCGTATTCCGGCGAAATAGAACAGTGGGCCTTGGTCATTTAGGAACCCCGCCAATACCATTGATCCGAATCAATTCCGCCGCGATTCTAACATGCTCTTCAACAGGAAATTGTTCGCCGCATAGTTTTAACGGTAAAATGTAATTAGAAATCATTTCAATTTTTTTTTCGGCAACTGACAAATTAAACCCTGTCGAGTCGTCGTTTTTTTCGACATCACCATACAACTGCATCAAACGATTCAACTCTTTACGCGCTTGCATCGCCGTCGAATAGTCCGATTTCATCATGCCTTTTTTATATAAATCTTTCAGTTGTGAAATAGCAAGTCCAACTTGTTCCGGACGGGAGCAGTCCGCCTCTCCCGCCATTTTCTTCCGCATGTCTGAAACCATTTTAGCCGCATCGCCTGCGGATGCGCCGGAACTGATCGCAACGCCAATACAGGTATCTGGCGGATGGCCCTCAAGTAAAAGTTTTTTTAACTGTTCGGATGTAATCATAATTCCTCCGCATTAAACAAGCACTGGTTTTGTGATTTTGGCGCTTGTTCATCATCAAGCCAAAACCTTTCTGCCTCTGCTTGGTATGAGTCTTCGAGCGGGGCCCTGTTTTCCAACACGGCCCCTTCGTCCAGAAAATGCTTTAAACCGCGTCCCATCCGCTTGCCCCGGTAGGTGTGCTTGTCCAATGCGTAATCTGGAACAGCATACGGATGCCCGCGCTTGATTCTCCCGCGCACAAAGCATTGGAAGTTGTCGGCGAGTCTGCATTTTTTTGCACGCGCCAAAGACAAGACCGCGTTGGCAAGCCCAAGATGCCACGCATCATTTTTCTTGCGCAACCAATCCCTTGTGCGCTCAATGCTATTTTGCGCGAACAACACCGCGCTCGGGTCGCCGATCCCTACGTCTTCTTGTGCCATTACTTCAAGCCTACAAAGGACCGTATGGATTTCGCCGGCGTCGGCTAACTCCTCCGCGCACCACATTGCACATTCTTCATTCCCCCTGCGAATAAATTTTTGCATTGCCGAAACAAGTTCATACGGGCAATGTCCGTTTTTTGTTTTCCCTTTTGCTGCGTACATTTTTCCCCCTTTCTTTGCGGACTATTCCGCACGAAAATTCTAAATCTCAAAATCTTATGACACAATTCTTTTGCCTTCTTCGGTGATCGAAAAAACATTTTCAACCCAAGATCAACTGCAACATTTATTCCATTCTCGATAATTTGGAGGATTGCACCGGCATCGGTTATTTTTTTTGAACGCCTTCCAATCATTGAGATTACAGAAACCAAGTCGTCATCAATTCTAACCACGCATTCAGCACGCTTCATGGTCAACATGTGCCGCATGACTTCGCAAATATTTTTAGTTGGCGGATGCACAACAACTTTTTCAACACCAACGGCCGCGACGTATTCGGATCGCTCCCGTTCATCAACATAAATTCTTGCTGTCGGCAACAGCTTTAAAATCTTGGGTGCGTTATTTACCATGCGCCTAGACGGAATCAAGATTTCGTAATCAATCAAAGCCATGTTATTTTTCCCCCTTGATAATTTTGATTAACTTCGAAGCGTCAACTGCCCGGCCAAGACCAACTTTCACTTTTCCAACAATCGGCGAACAGTTGACTTTTTTCAATTCAAGCAACTCTGCAAGCATTTCCCAATCTGTTGTGGTTCGAGCCAACACTAAAACATAATCGTAATGCTCAAACGGCCGGAGTTCCATTTCCGGAAGAATGCCCGCCTGTTTTTCTGCCGATTCATTGGAATTCAATTCCTCGCTTGAACCGGTGCCGGCAGCCGTAATAGCCAACAACTCTCGCAAGGCTAAACTGTCTGCCGTCATGCCTTCGATAAGTTTTGCATACGCGTCTGGATCGCCCGTTGCCATTGCGCCAACCGGGTCCAACGTCGCGAGGATTTTCTTTTCTGCTTCCTCGCTCCAATCGCCAACCAAAACCGGTATCGGGGTTTTGGGGTCCGATACGGACTTTCTGGCGTGTCCGTCAATCAGCCGTTTGGTGCGTTTATTGTAAAGACATGCGCCAGCCCACCCGATTTCTGGATCATTCGTCAAATCACGGATCGCATCAAGTTGTTCTGGCGAATGCTGTCGCCAGTTTGCAGGGTTGTCGGCAAGCGAACCCGCTTCAATCCACTCGAGCTTTAACTTTCCCATTTTTTTCTCCTTTTCAACAAGCCAGACTACAAAAAAAAAATCCCAAAACGTGAAATAAAGAAATTTTATTGCACGTTGTAAA